CAGAGCTTGAGCAATCATGGAACACGGTCAACTATGTCGCCAAGTCCCTGCTTGAATATAAAAAGCAGAACGAGGTCTTCGACTTTACCGATATGCTTGAACAGTTTGTCATAGGCGCAGAGCATTACTGCCCACGCTTTGCCCTGACCTTTATGGATGAAGCGCAAGACCTGTCCGCCTTGCAGTGGGACATAGCCCACGCACTGGATGCCAAGTCAGAGCGTATGTACTGCGCCGGAGATGACGACCAAGCCATCTACCGCTGGGCCGGTGCCGACGTTGATCAGTTTATTAATCTGGATGGCGGGTCCGAAACCCTGTCGCAGTCCTACCGCATACCCAAGTCCGTCCACTTTCTGGCGCAGAAGATAGCCAGCCGGATACACCGCCGGTTTCCTAAAAGTTATAAAGCTAAAGATTTTATGGGCACGGTGCAGAACATCTACGCCGTTAACGAGTTGGACATGAGCAAAGGAACGTGGCTGACACTAGCCCAAGCCGGTTATATGCTGGCCCCCGTGGCTACCGAACTAAAGACAGACGGCTACCTGTTCGACTACCGCGGCTCACGGTCCATATCCGAACGACTAAGCGAGGCGGTCAACGGCTGGGAGCAACTACGCAAGGGCAGACAAGTGACTGGCGCAGTGGCTCGCACTATATATAGTTATATGACCAGCAAGGAACGTATATTGCGGGGCCACAAAAAACTGACCACGCTTGGTGATGAGGACTTGGTGACGCTCGACCAACTGATCGCGGACCACGGGCTGATGCCACAGAAAGATCTTTTAACGCCGATACAAGACTGTATCTGGCATGAAGCGATGGACAACATACCGTCCACCGAAAGGGCATACATCACGGCTCTACTGCGCCGCGGTGAGAAGTTCAATGCAGAGCCCCGCATCAAGGTGTCCACGATCCACGGCTCAAAGGGCGGCGAGGCTGATAATGTGGTACTGTTTACTGACTTGTCTACAGCATCAGAAGAAGAGTTTAGAAAGAATCCTGACGACACGCACCGCGTATTCTATGTGGGCGTTACCCGTGCAAAGGAAAACCTGTATCTTGTGGAGCCACAAGACCTAGCAAAGAGTTATGATCTGATATGAAACGCGATGAAATTTTAAAAAAAGCAGAGTCCCTGATCAACGGGGACCGCGACCGCGACTACGGCGATGCACATAAGAACTTTCAGGATGTAGCCAAGCTGTGGTCTGTTATTCTGGAAACAGAAGTAACTGAGAAGCAGTTTGTCCTGTGTATGCTCATGGTCAAAGCCGCACGGCTGATGAAGACCGACCACGAGGATAGCTGGGTAGACATCTGCGGATATGGAGCTCTAGGTGGCGAAGAAAAGTAAAACAGAGCGGTTGATACGGTTTATAAGAGCGGAGCAGCTTGAAGACCATCTCAAAGACGGCTGGAAAGTTTTAAAACGCGGGACCGAAATGGTAACTATTTATAGGAAATGATATGCTTCAGATGCACATGGATACCCCTAAGTCAGAGTGGGTGCCACCGGCAGAACTGCCAGACATATTTGATGCCAAACAAATTGCCATCGACGTCGAGACACGCGACCCTAACATCAAGACCAACGGGCCGGGATGGGCCACTGGTGACGGCTATGTCGTAGGCTATGCCATAGCAGTTGACGGCTGGTTTGGTTACATACCTATTCGCCATGAGCACGGCGGTAATTTGGACGAGCGCATAGTTGACAAATGGCTCAAGAAGGTCTTTGAAAGCCCCGCCGACAAAATCATGCACAACGCCCAATACGACGCGGGCTGGATACGCCGCATGGGCTTTACCATCAACGGGCGGATAATCGACACAATGGTTGTTGCGTCCTTGCTTGATGAGAACAGGTTCAGCTACAGTTTAAATAACGTAGCTTATGATTATCTGGAGAAGGTAAAATCAGAAAAAGGTTTGAGAGAAGCTGCAATAAGCTTCGGCCTCGACCCGAAGTCAGATATGTGGAAGATGCCTGCAATGTATGTCGGCCCCTACGCCGAAGGCGATGCCACGTTGACCTTGGATTTGTGGAATCACTTTTCTGTAGAGATAGAAAAGCAAAAGATTGGCAGCATAGTAAACCTTGAGCTAGATGTTCTGCCCTGCCTGATCGACATGACATGGCGCGGTGTACGCATAGATCAGGACAAGGTTGAGCGCACAAAGGACGCCCTGCTAAAGCGCGAGAAGGCTACGCTTGCAGAAATCAAGAACATGACTGGACTCAATGTAGAAATCTGGGCGGCGCAATCCCTGTCCAAAGCTTTTGATAAACTAAGCATACCTTACCCAAAGACAGAAAAAGGCGCACCGTCGTTCACAAAGCAGTTTCTTACCGACCACCCGCATGAGTTAACTAAGCTGGTAGTCGAAGCCCGCAACCTGAACAAGACCAGCGGCACGTTTATCAATACCATTATGAAGCACTGCCGGTCTGATGGACGTATACATAGCCACATAAACCAGATCAGGTCTGACGACGGCGGGACCGTGTCGGGGCGCATTTCAATGTCTAACCCCAACTTACAACAGATACCGGCCCGCGACCCAGAGCTTGGCCCGATGATCCGTAGTCTGTTTCTGCCAGAAGAAGGCGAGGAGTGGGCGGCTATAGATTTCTCGCAACAAGAACCACGGATCTTGGTCCATTACGCCCACGTTCTGGGTAACTCAAAGGGACGGGTTCCATTCAAAGGTACAGAGGAGTTTGTAGATGCTTATAGACATGATCCTGATATGGATTTTCATTCGATGGTGGCAAAAATGGCGTCGATCAATCGCAAACAGGCGAAGACGATTAACCTTGGCATGATGTACGGCATGGGCGTGAACAAGCTATCGGACCAGCTAGGTATCGAAGTTGACGAGGCCAAGAGCCTGATTACGCAATACCATGACCGCGTCCCGTTCGTTAAAGGACTGATGAACGGTGTGATGCAGCATTTAAACAGCAAGCGCAGCGGCGGTGCTATCAGTTCCATCTTGGGCCGTAAGTGCCGGTTTAATCTGTGGGAGCCCACTACATTTGGTATGTCCAAGGCCCTGCCGTACCAAGAAGCCGTCAGCGAATACGGGGAGACAACCCGTTTGAAGCGGGCCTACACCTACAAAGCTTTGAACCGGCTGATCCAAGCGTCTGCCGCGGACATGACCAAGCAAGCTATGGTAAACATTTATAAAACAGGGCGTGTACCACTAATTCAAATACACGATGAAATAGCTATTTCTGTGAAAAATCGTGAAGAAGCAAAAGAAATTGCAGAAATTATGGAAAATGCTGTAACATTGGAGGTGCCTAGTAAATGCGACGTTGAAATCGGTCCAAGTTGGGGCGAAGCATCGTAACTTTTTCATGGTAAACCTCCCTTAGAACTGGTCCCGCTTTGGCGGGGCCTTTTTTACTTGCAATCCTATATACAATCCTATATAGTCCCTTACAGAAGGAGTGAAAAATGGACATAACCAAGTGGAAATCTGTTCTGGTGCCGATTGAGGTCTATACCGAAATCAAGAAAACAGCCAAGGCAGAAGGCCGGACTATCAGCGGACAACTAAAAATCGTCTGGGAAGTCTACAGAAAATCTGTGTTAAATTAAGCTGCGGGGCTTTGCCCCTAAAAAAATTTAGCTATTGGATGGGAGTTTATGGGATGCTACGTCTATCAAGGTGTGTTAAGTGTGGCGTAAAAGCCACGGCAAAGGACGGCAAATACTATCTTTGCGGCAAGCATTGGCTAGAAATTTATGCCGGTAGGTTCAAACCCTGCGACGAATGCGGCGGTGAAGGCCAAGTAGAGTACGAACGATCTGTTGTCGATTGGGGCAGCGGCGGCTACCTTGAAGGTTACATGGACGATTGCGACAAGTGTAATGGATCAGGAGAACTGGAAGATGTCATGGCCGAAGAATAGAGAAACTCTTTATATTCCCACAGTTTCAAGCGAACCTTTTGGGGACGCAGGCAAGATGCAAGAACTTTTAGAAAATTCACAATGCCCACGGTGTCATACCGCCCTGCCGCCAATCACGGTCCACGGCCATGTCCAGTGTTCCGTTTGTAAGTTGTATATAAGCGAATGTTGTACGGGAGAGACAGGTGAGATGTGTTAAATGTAAAGGTGCGACGAAGGTTAAGGATAGTAGGTCCCATAAGGATACCATCCGCCGTAGAAGGATATGCAAGAAGTGCAAGCATAGGTTCTTTACTTTTGAAGTTGCAGAACAGCCACCTAAAACCATAAAGTTGAAAGTTGAAACGCCTAAAAAACGTCGCATTTCTAAGAAGCCAGAACCGGACTTCGATAATATGACCGACGACGAAATCGAAGAATATTTTTATGAATAAAAGTGCTTGCATATAAGCCTCTAAGGGTGTATATAAGATACATCCCGTAGTTGAAGCCCCCAAGGTTGGTTTGCCCCCGCCTTGGGGGTTTTTTTTGTGCTTGACACTTTGTGTGTATGGGAGTATATAAGGGTATGTTAAACAAATGAACGGGAGTTACCGATGGGTAGACACAAGAATGTTGAAAATATGTCGCAAGATGAGCGGATCGCATACTGGGCTAAAGTACGCGAAAAAGATGCCGCGGCCCGCGCTGAATTGATCGCGCAAATCGAAGAGGTCAAGCCAGAGATGATTGCGGCAGTAAGAGAACTAGCGGCAATAGCCGCCGATGTCGCAGAGG